AAGAAACCAATTTACAATTTCGGAATGCAGAGATCACAAAACACATTAGACAGAGTATTTAACCGATTAAACAATCAAAACTAACCAATAATGGCTACAACTACTTCAATTACAACTACTTATGCTGGTGAATTTGCAGGACAATACGTTGCTGCAGCTTTACTAGAAGCTAATACCCTTGCAAAAGGTGGTATTACAATCAAACCAAATGTTAAATTCAAGGAGGTACTGAAGAAAGTATCTGTTGATGATATCGTAAAAGACGCTTCTTGCGACTTCGATCCTACTTCAACGATTACTCTTACTGAAAGAATCCTTACTCCTGAAGAGCAGCAAGTAAACTTACAAATCTGTAAGAAAGACTTTGCCTCTGACTGGGAAGCTGTACAGATGGGCTACTCTGCTTATCACAATGTACCACCTAGCTTTGCAGACTTTATTTTAGGACACATTGCTGCTAAAGTAGCAGAGCGTACTGAAAAGTCTATCTGGGCTGGATCAACTGCTACAAGCGGACAGTTTGACGGATTCTCTACTTTATTAGCCGCTGATGCTGATCTACCTGCTGCACAAGAAATTGCAGGAGCTACTATCACTTCTTCTAACGTTGTTGCTGAATTAGGCAAGATCGTTGACGCTATTCCAGATACTCTTTACGGAGCTGAAGACCTTTACATCTATGTATCTCAAAACATCGCTAGAGCTTATATTAGAGCTTTAGGTGGATTTGCAGCAGTACAAAATGTAGCAGGAGACGAAAATGTAGGTTCTATCGGAGCTAACGGTGTTGGCGGACAGGGTACTATGTGGTATCAGAACGGTGGATTAGAAATCGATGGTGTAAAAATCTTTGTTGCTAACGGATTAGCAAGCAATGATGCTATCGCCACTACTAAATCTAACTTATTCTTCGGAACAGGCTTAATCGCTGACCACAACGAAGTTAAATTGTTAGATATGGCTGACCTAGACGGAAGTCAAAACGCTAGAATCGTTATGCGATTTACAGCTGGTGTACAGTATGCAAACGTTGAAGATATCGTTACTTACGGTATTCCAAACTCTGCTAACTAGAAATAAACAATAATTCAGAATTAAGGGTGGGTAAGCACATAGCCTACCTGCCCTTTTTTCATTAAACACAAAAAACTATGGCTTGTAATTTAACTCGATCTCGTGCTGAAGCTTGTAAAGATACAGTAGCAGGAATCAAAAAAATATATTTCGCAGACTTCGGAACGTTAGGAACTATCACTTCTGTAGATGACGAAATTACTGATATGACAGGAACAACAGTTGGTGCTGTTGACAATTCTTTAACCTTATTTACTTACGAAGTAAAAGGGAACAACTCATTTGAAACTACTGTTAACGCATCTCGTGATAATGGTACTGTATTCTATGAGCAGGTTCTTAATATTACTTTGAAGAAATTAACCAAAGAAGACCACAAAGAATTGAAATTGTTAGCAGCAGGAAGACCTCACGTATTTATTGTTGACCAGAATGACAATGTATTCTTAATGGGTAAAGAAAATGGTGCTGACGTAACAGCTGGTACTGTTTCTACTGGAAATGCTTTAGGTGACTTTAACGGGTACAACCTAACCTTTACTGCAATGGAAAAAGACCCAGCAAACTTTGTTGAGGTTGATGCTACATCAGCTACTTTCCCTGTGAGTGAAATGGCAGGATTGACTGGAGATGTTGTTATTGGCACACCAACCGCTGTATAACATCAATCAATTTTATAAGGAAAGGGTGTACATTTGTACGCCCTTTTTTTGTACCTTTAAAACAGAATATACGTTTTTAGTTATTTGTTTATGCACATACTAACGACCTCAACAGATACGCAGTCAATTAAGATAGCAGCCAGAAGAGATACTTCTAACCCTATATTTCTATTGACGGATAAAACCAGCAGGACAACGGAGACTATATCGGTTACTAAGACTACTGATGGAGACTTTATGGTGCTTTCTGCGAGCTTTTCTCTCAAAGAAGGTAGTCAATACTCATTCAGAGTAAAAGAAGGCTCTACAGAGCTTTATAGAGGCTTAATATACTGTACAGATCAAACAGAACTGGATAAGTTCTTTATAAATAAAGATGAATATGTATCTCAAACAGGGTACGATAATGACTTTGTAATATTATAATGAAAGAAAAAGAGAAAGATCAGTCTAGTACTGTTCACGTTTTAAAGATGTCCTCTTACACAGCTCCACCAGTAATTGAAACTGCTAGGGATGAATGGGTAGAGTACGGTGAAGATAACAATTATTTCCAATACCTAATAGACAGGTATAATGGTTCGCCAACAAATAATGCTGCTGTAAACGGTATTTCTGAAATGATATACGGAAGAGGCTTAGAAGCCACTAACAGCGAAGAGAATCCAGAAGCATACACAGCTATGCGTGAGTTGTTTAAAAAGGACTGTATGAAGAAGATTTGCTATGACTATAAAATGATGGGTCAGGCAGCTTTGCAAATAATATACAGTAAAGACCATTCTCGTATTGTGCAGGTAGAGCATATTCCAATCGAAACATTGAGAGCTGAAAAGGCTACTATTGGTAACGTGAAAGGTTACTACTACCACCCTAATTGGCAGGATATGAAAAGGGATGAGAAGCCTAAGCGTATTTCTGCCTTTGGTACTTCTAAAGATGGAATTGAAATTATGTATATCCGACCTTACAAAGCAGGGTTTTACTATTATTCTCCTGTAGACTATCAGGGGGGATTACAGTATGCTGAATTAGAAGAAGAAATTGCTAACTATCACATAAGTAATATACAGAACGGCTTGCAACCTAGTATGTTGATTAACTTCAACAATGGTACTCCGTCAAAGGAGCAGCGAGATGATATAGAGAGAGCTATTTATGAAAAGTTCTCTGGAAGTTCAAATGCAGGTAGATTTATTTTGGCGTTCAATGATAGTAAAGAATTAGCTGCTTCGATAGAGCCAGTTATGCTGAATGACGCTCACCAACAGTACCAATTCCTTTCAGATGAAAGTATGAAGAAGGTTATGGTATCTCACCGTATTGTATCGCCAATGTTGGTAGGGATAAAGGATAACTCTGGACTAGGTAATAACGCACAGGAGTTGGAGACAGCATCTTTACTTATGGATAACACAGTTATTCGTCCTATGCAGGTCACTATTATTGATGGATTGGAAAAGATACTAGAGTACAATGAGATTGACCTAGACCTCTATTTCCAGACTCTACAGCCGCTAGAATTTACTGATCTTACTAATGCACTAACAGATGCTGAAGTAGAGAAGGAGACTGGTGTAAAGCCATCACAGGTACAAAAGGAACAAGAAATTAACGAAGAAATCGAGGAATAATGGCTACAGCACTTTTTATAAAGAGAGAGGATTTAGTGAAAAATACAGCTTTAAGTGGTAATGTAGATACCGATAAGTTTATTCACTTTATTAAATTGGCGCAAGAGATTCATATAAGAAACTTTTTAGGTAGTGATTTATATGATAAGATTAGCGCAGATATAATTGCAAACACCTTAACTGGTGATTATCTAGCTCTAGTTAATGATTATATTCAGGATATGCTAATACACTATGCAATGTCCGAGTACCTTCCATTTGCAGCATATACTATTTCAAATGGTGGTGTTCATAAGCACAGTAGCGAAAGTAGTCAAATTGCTGGTAAAAACGAGATAGATCAGCTTATCGCCAAAGAAAGAGATTATGCTGACTACTACACTAACAGATTTATAGACTATATGAGCTTCAATGCTCCTAGTAAATTCCCTGAATATTTTAGCAACAACAATGAAGAGATATATCCAGATAAGGAAGTAACGTTTAATGGATGGGTGTTATAAAGAAAAGAAAAAAAACAGGTCAATATAAACCAAAGCAGCAGAACGAAATTAAGCTATCTAGTTATATTAGAAAGCAAAAATATGAGCTGGGGGAAAGTATACGAAACAACTAGCTGGGGTCTATTAGTATCTTATATACACATAGGATTTAACAGGGCAGCAGCGTTTGGAACAGCAGTAGTAACAATATTAATAGATAGCGTAAACATACTAATAGATACCATAACAAACAGAATAAACTAATATGGCAACAAATCAACAAAATATAAACATCGGAACAGCGGATAACGCTAATGACGGTGATGTATTAAGAGCAGCGTTTCGTAAGGTACGAAAGATGTTTGCTGAAATATATGGCGATACTGACGCTGAAAACCTAACAGACACCGAAGTAGTTCCATCTACAAACTTTGATACACATATCACAGAGAAGATCCAGGACACAGTTTCAGGGATGTTCTCTAACGGTACTCAAACAAACGTAACGGTAACGTATGATGATGCAGACGGATCAATAGATTTAAACGTAGCCGCTGATATTACAGATGTTAATGCGGGTGACGGTTTAACTGGTGTTAATGAAGATGGAGGAGCTGCTACATTAAATGTTGGCGCAGGCGCAGGTGTTACGGTAAATGCTAATGATATTGCAATCACAACACAGGATTTATTTGTAGATAACATTAACAATAGGGTGGGAATAGGAACGACTTCCCCGTCAGAAGCCCTTGACGTAGACGGTAATATTGTTTCAAATAATTTAATTGTTGCAGACTCAATAATTCACGAAGGAGATACTGATACAAATATATCTTTTACAGATAACCAAATAAGCACAAATGTTGGAGGAGACAAGTCTTTAAAATTTGGTGATAATCGCATATGGTTAGAAGAATCTGATAGTAGTAATTACGCAATGCTTCTAGAAGGAGTTTCATACGGGGCTAGGTTTGCTCTTTTTGGTGAAGGAGATGCCACAATAAGTTTAATAGGTGATGGACCTAGTTATATTAATTCAGGTAACTTAGCTATAGGAAAGACTGATGCTTCTGAAACCCTTGATGTAAACGGTACTATTGCATTTAATTCCTTAAAGGATAGTGAAGAGAACATAACAATCACTAAATTTGTAGATGAGGCTGATACAATAGCATTAAACGATAACGATACTACAATACCTACTAGTGCTGCTGTATCTGCTCACGTAACCTCTGAAATAGCCTCTAATAGTGTTATTGATAGAAATAACAGCTACAAAGTGATCGGATTGACTATGGATTTTGTAAGTAGGGTAAATGACGATGGTGGTGTTGCGGAAGGCACAGAGCAGGTTATGAAAAACACAGAAAAACTAATTCTAGCATAGTATGAGTCTATATAATAAAGCCAGCTTAATGATGACACCTTCTGGCGCTAAAACTGAAAAACTATATTCTATAGTTCCAGAGAACGGTAACGGAGACTTTACTTTTGATAGAAACGAGGGTACTGCAACAAGAGTAAACAAAGATGGACTAATAGAAACAGTAGCAGCAGACGTACCAAGATTAGACTATCCTTTAATAGATGGAGTAGTACAAGACTGTCCTGCACTTCTTTTGGAGCCTGCGAGAACGCAGCTTATAAGTTATAGTGAAGATTTTAGTAATGCAGATTGGACTAAAAATTCATCTACTGTAACACTTGATGAAATAATAAGTCCTGATGGAACACAAAACGCTGCAAAAGTTGAAAGTAGTGCGGATGGTTTAAATTCACGAATAGAGTTTTTTCCTACTGTTAGCGACAATACTACTTACACAGTTTCTATATTTGTAAAGAAAGGGGATTTAAATTATATAAGATTAACTTTAAGAACAAAAGCAGCAGTAAGTGTAGCTGCTGATTATGATATTAATAACGGAAGTATTGGAACTACTTTTTACAACCCTGATGGCACTAATATACAGTATTATGGTAATGGATGGTATAGAGTAAGTATAACAGAAGATGTTAGTAGTGGTGCAAGTTCTGTAAGAGTACAATGTATTTTAGCAAGTAACGACAATAGTGTTGATACAGATGACGGTGCTTATTTGTATATGTGGGGCGCACAAGTAGAAGCAGGTTCTTATCCAACTTCCTATATCCCTAATGACGGAACAACAGCAACCGTTACAAGAAATGCAGACGTATGCAATAGCGCAGGAACAAGTGCAGAGTTTAATGATTCAGAGGGTGTGTTGTTTGCGGAGATAAGTGCATTAACTGATGATGGAACAAGTAGGAGAATATCCATTACAGATGCAATTGGAAATGATTTTTATAATCTTGTATCTATTGAGTTAGATGAAATTTCTGGAGCTGTTAAAGGTATTGTTTCAAGCGGCTCGACAGTAGATGTTTTACAGAGTAGTTTAATTCAAACGATAAATAATAAAATATCATTAAAATACAACTCAAGTTCTATAAGTTTATTTATAAATGGTTTTAAAGTGGAATCTAATAATAGTCCAAATTTACCAAATGGATTAAAAGAATTAACTTTTAGTGATGGAAAAGTTCCTCAAACAAGACCCTTCTACGGAAAAACAAAAGAATTAGCATACTTCAAAGAAGCACTTACCGATAGCGAACTAGAAGCATTAACGTCTTGGGATTCATTTAACGATATGGCAGTAGGACAAGAATATACAATAAGATAATTATGCCATTAACAGAAAGTCTTTACGATAAAGCTAGTTTAATAATGACTCCATCTGGGATTAAAGCAGAAAAACTGTATAGCCAAAAACCATATAGTGGTAATGGTGATTTTACTCACGACAGAAGCACCACAGCTACAAGGGTTAATGCTTTAGGGTATATTGAATCAGTTGAAGCAGATGCGCCTAGATTAGATTATCCTATAATTGATGGAGTAGTACAGGATTCTCCTTCGCTTCTTTTGGAGCCGAGTAAAACAAATCTTGTTACTTATAGTGAGGATTTTACTCAATGGGAAAACACAGGAAGTGAAACCACCGATACTGCCGATGCTGCAATATCGCCTGATGGTTCATTAAATGCCACAAAACTTCAAGAGGCAAACAGCAGCTTTGGCTTTCACAGGTTAAGCAAAACTATCACAGCTTCATCAAATACAGATTATGCTTTAAGTATTTTTGCTAAAAAAGGAACACAACAATATGTACAGCTGTTACTACTGTACACAGGTAATTCTGATACAGCGAGTAAGGTTTTTGATTTAGAAAATGGTACACTTGGCGAAACAATTACACACGGCACAGCAACTCTTACAGATTCTAAAATAGAAGATTTTGGTAATGGGTGGTATAGATGTACAATTATAGCACAATTATCAACTGCACCAAACAGATTTAGGATAAATTTAGCTAATGCTGCCACAGGTAATACTAAAAGTTTAGGTATGGTACAATACACAGGAAACAGTAGTGGAAACATATATTTATGGGGAGCACAACTCGAAGAAGGAAGCTATCCAACAAGCTATATACCCACTTCTGGTTCAGCAGTTACAAGAGCAGCAGATGTAGCTAACGGTGCAGGAAACGCACAAGTATTTAATGACAGCGAGGGAGTGTTGTATGCTGAATTAAAGATAATACAAGGTAATACAACATCTTCACGAATATCTATATCAGATGGTTCTGCCGATAACAGGATAATGTTTGAAGACCACCCATCAGATTATAGATTAAGAGCCTTTTCGGAGGGGAGTGGGTCCGTAACACAGCTTCTTAATGTAACAGATGCTTCTATAACAAATCAATATTTTAAAATAGCTATCAAATGGAATGTGGCTAACAGTAGTGTTTATATAAATGGATATAATAAATCAACCGCAACAGGTTTAGGTGATATGACAGGTCTAAACACTTTACAATTTCAAAGTGCAACAGGAGTTTTGGACTTCTACGGAAAAATAAAAGAAGTTGTAGTATTCAACGAAGCACTTACAGATGAAGAATTACAACAATTAACAACATAATATGGCAAATACATTTAAATTTGGTAATAAGAATTGGGCGGTAAAAAAGGATTCGGTTCTAGCCTATAATGACGAGAATAATAACTTTAAACCACTACCTTTTGACTTCACAAGAGATTCTATTGCTACTTATGTAGATAGTGATGGTCTTATAAAGACAGCAGTACAAGGAGAAGCAAGAATAGACTATTTAGATAACGCTAACGGGCATTTGTTGTTAGAGCCTGCTAGGACTAATTTGTTACCATATAGCAACGACTTTACTAATGGTGCTTACAGTAAAACAAGATGTACTGTAACATCAAATCAAGCTATATCCCCTGATGGAACACAAAACGCAGATTTAATGACTGCGACAGGAGATGATGCAAGGTTAGAAGATACAGTAGGTACAGCAGGTCAGTCTACGTCAATGTCTTTATATGTTAAATCAGCCACAGGTAGTGATGTTGATGGACAGATAGATTTTTCGGGAGCTAATATAGTTACTTTCACAGCAACAAATGAATGGCAAAGAATTGATACAACTTTAACAACACTGACAATTATTCCAAGATTAAGGGTTAGAATAACTAACGATGGAGATTCTCTATATATTTTTGGTGGTCAAGTAGAATATGGCAGCTATCCAACATCCTACATACCAACAGAGGGAGAGATAAAAACGAGGGTGGCTGATGCTTGTAATGGTGCAGGGAATAGTGAAGTATTTAATGATAGTGAGGGAGTATTGTTTGCAGAGATTAGTGCTTTAGCTAATGATTTAACTTATAGAAGTATCTCTATTAATGGGTATATAAGTTTATTTTACAATAATGTTAGCAATACAATAGTAGGAAATTCTACTGGTGGTGCTTTAATAATAGAACAATTATCAGATATAACATCTTTTAATAAAATTGCTTTTAAATACAAAGCTAATGATTTTGCTTTATGGGTTAATGGTGTTGAATTAGGAACTGATACAAGTGGAACAACATCAAATAGTTTAATCACATTAAATTATGATAATGGATCTGGTGGTTCTAAATGGTATGGTTCAACTAAACAAATACAATACTTTGATACAGCATTAACAGACGCAGAATTAGCAGCATTAACAACATAAGTAACAATTACACATATAACAAAAACAAAAGTAAATTATGGCAACTTTATTTAAAAAATACGAATTCGATTCAGAAGAACAAGCGCAGACTAAAATAGATGCTCTACCGCACGTTCAAGACGAGGATGGTAACAATGTACCAAACCACCGTCACACTATCGTTAAACTAGGCTATTTGTACACCACAGAGCCTACATACGATGAAGAAGGTAACGAACTAACAGCAGGAGTACAAAGCGACAAGTATTCAGTAGACGTACTATGGAAAGACTTAACAGCTTCTCCTTATGGATGGGCGAACAAAGAAATATCAATTACTGGAAACGGAGTACATACTTTCGCAGGACACAGCTTTAGCTAATGGAAAACTTAAAGATATACGGATTGAACATAGGAGCGTTAGCATTTAGCTTAACAGAAATTAACCCCTTATTGCAAACCGTTGTCTTGGTTTTAACAATAGGTTATACTGTTATTAATATCTATAAACAGCTTAAATGAGAAAAAAAGACTTAATACACTATATGGGAGCAGCAGGGATATTTATCCTTGTTGTTCTTTTATTGCTTTATCTAGCAAATAATTCGATACCTGCCGAGAACAAAGATATATTTGTTTCCATTACTGGTATGATTGTAGGAAGTCTTTCGGTTGTTATTTACGCCATAATAGGTAAGAACCCCGAAGAGGTATCTGCCTTGCAATCTAAGGTCGAATCTCAACAAAAGCATATAGATATGTTAGTTCAGCAAAAAGATGCGTATGAGGCGCAAATAATAGCCTTACAGAACGATATTATCGACAAGCTGTCTTTAGCAGGTTCAGTAGCCTTTGACACTATATTTGAGTTAAAGAATAAAAAGTAGTATATTAGTAGTAAAAAATAAATTATGTTACACTTTGAATTATCTGAATTTGATTCGCCTGATGAAATCGGTAGTGCCTCTAATAATATGGATTCTGCCTTTTTACAGATGCTCGATGATGCAAGAGGAATTGCAGGAATACCCTTTAGAATTACAAGTGGATTTAGAACGCCATCTCATAACGCCTACGTTGGAGGTGTACAACCTAGCCTTAAATCAAAAGGAAGTTCCCATTTGTTTGGATATGCAGCTGATATTGCCTGCAACAATTCAGCAGATAGAGAGGTTATACTTAACTCACTTATCAGAGCAGGATTTAGAAGAATTGGAATCGCCAAAACCTTTATCCATTGCGACAATGACCCTGATAAAAACCCAGCCATTTGGTTGTACTAGAACCGCAGGAAATACTTTAAATGAGTGATAAGAAAAAATTATTCAAAGATACAAAGGTTGGTCAGTTCTTGCTTGACAAAATTCCATCCGTTGTTGGTAGCCTTGCTAATGGTCATCCCATTGGGAATGTGGTTCGTACTCTTATTAGTGGTAGTGAAATGTCCGACGCTGATAAAGAAATTGCTCTTAAGAAACTAGACCAAGAAATTCACGAGTTTGATGGTATTACTAGACGTTGGGTAGCAGATGCAAGAAGCGATCAATTTTTAGCATCTAATGTAAGACCATTAATACTTATATTCTTCAGTTTAAGCTATGTTATAGCAATGTTTTTAGAATATGACACTACTAACATTGGTACAATTTTACAGCTTATTGTAGGTGCTTATTTCGGTTCAAGGGGTTTTGAGAAGATTATGGGTAATAATAAGCATAAATAGAAAAATAAATTAGTTTTTATACAAATATATGGATGCAATTGACGTATATTTGTAGTGTTTAATAACAAATCCTTTGTTTGTTCTCCTTTTAAGAAGAGTCAGTTTAACTACTGGCTCTTTTTTCTTATATAATATTTGGCAGTTGGAAAACTTTATTATATATTTGCTGTATGAAATTACAAGAGAAATTGGTGAACATTCAGGGGAGTCTGAAAGCACCTAAGAACCAAAGGAACAATTTCGGTAAGTATAACTACCGTAGTTGTGAAGACATTTTAGAGGCTGTAAAGCCTTTACTACTCAAAGCTAAGTTGAACCTAACTATTAGCGATGAGGTATTATCTGTAGGTAATTTAACGTATGTAGAAGCCACAGCTACAGTATCTGATGGCGAAAACACTATAGCCGTTAAAGCACAGGCAGGTATTGATCCTAACCGCAAAGGGATGGATATTGCACAGTCATTCGGTAGTAGTTCTTCTTACGCTCGTAAGTACGCTTTAAATGGTCTATTTTTAATAGATGATACCAAAGATGCAGATGCTACAAATACGCACGGTAAATCTAACACAAGTGCGTCTAATACGACTACTAATAAGCCTGCTAGTTTACCTAGCTTAGTAGCGAATACAGAAGCCTTTAATAGAGTTAAAAAAGCTCTAAACGAGGGATTCAGTATGAATGAAGTAAAGACTCGGTACAAAGTAAGTGCTGACGTAGAGAAACTATTAACTAAGTAATTTTAACCTTTAATTTTTTTATATTATGAGTGAAGTAACACAGAAACCAAGAAACTATGTAGGAAACGGTACGCAAAGCGGAGAGTACTACATAAACATTTCATTAAAGAAGAGTCAATTAGAGCCACACTTTTATGAGTACAATGGGGAGCAGTATGTTCGCCTTACGGTAGGTAAACTACGTGAAGCAAATGAGTGGGGTAAAACTCACAGCGTTTGGGTAAATGATTATCAGTCAGACAAAGATCAGAAGAATGATAATGCTAATAATGCCCCTGTAAGCGCAGGAGACGGTCTCCCTTTCTAGTTTAACCTTGTAGTGAGGGGTAAGTATACCTTGCCCCTTAAACTACGCTTAAAACGCCTTAAAATGAGTAAAACTAAATTTGTAACAATAAAGAAAGATATTACTGAATTAGATTTAAGTCTAAATGAATCTGCTGTATTATCATACCTAGCTTCACTAACAAGGAAAGATTACTGCTATGCTTCAACGGAGCATCTGTCTACATCTTTGGGTATTCACGAAAGAACCTTGTACAGAGTTTTAAATAAGCTGGAGGAAAAAAACTTAATTAAAAGGGTAACAAACTCGACAGGACGGTACGGAAAAGATCGTAGAATTTACGTTTCTCCAACTGTCAAATTGTCATATCATAGTATATAGTATATATAATAAATATATAATATATAATAATATATATAATAATATTATACATAATGGAGAATTTTATAGACTTAGGAATAGAGATTAAACACAACACTAACAGCGACCAAAAAGTTCAATGTCCTAATTGCGTAAAGCTAGGTAAAGAGAATTTTAGAGACAGATGCTTATCTGTTAATCAGGCGAAAGGAGTATTTAATTGCCATAAATGTGGTTGGGCTGGTAGTATAAACAAAACACAGGAGAAGATTATGAGTATAAAATCTTACACATCGCCAGAAAAGAAGAATATGAAAAAACTTACCGCAGAGGGTAGAAAGTTTCTTTTGGATCGGGGTATAACAAACGAAGTTATTGATGCTAACAAAATAGTGTCTACAAAGGATAACAAGAACATTCTATTGCCTTATTTTAAGAATGGTAGGATTGTTAATTATAAAACTAGAGGATTAAACAATAAGTTCTTTACGCAGTCAAAAGATGCTGAACCAGTAATCTACAATTATGATCGTTGTAAAGGAGCTGATACTATTGTTATTTGTGAGGGCGAAATGGATTCTATGTCTTGGGAGGTTACAGGAATTGAGTCACACACATCTGTTAATATGGGTGCGCCAAACAGTAATGATAAAAATGTAGATAAGAAACTAGAGTGCATAAGCAACTGCTATGACGTGTTTAAAGATGCGAAAAGAATATACATTGCTACTGATGAGGATGAGAACGGTAGGAATCTAAAAGATGAGCTAGTTAGACGTTTTGGCGCAGAGAAATGCTTATTAGTGGATTTAAAGCCTTTTAAGGACGCCAATGAGGTTCTAATGAATGAAGGTATAGAAAGTTTGAGAAACCGTCTTAAATCAGCCTCAAATCCAAAAATAGAGGGTGTATTCAGTATAGATGATGTATCTGAATCTATGATTGATGGATTTTACAATGGTCAAGAGAGGGGAACTACAACCTATATTCCAGAGGTTGATAGGGCTTGGACGTGGCGAAATGGTGAGGTAAATATTTGGACTGGCTATCAGAACGAAGGAAAGTCTCTATTTATAAACCAATTGGCGACCTTAAAGGCAGCTATGGATGGGTGGAAGTTCGCTATCTTTTCTCCAGAGAATATGCCAATGAATGACTTCTTTAACGATATAATTGAAATGTACATTGGTCGTTCAGCAGACCCTCATCACAAGAACATACAGATGAGTATAGAAGAGTATAAAGCTGCAATGGATTTTGTAAAGAAACATTTCTATGTGATATATCCAAAGAAGAATTTTGAGCTTAGTGCTATATTTGAGAGGGCAAAATATTTAGTTAAAACAAAAGGTATCAGAAGTTTAATCATAGACCCTTATAACACAATTCAACATAAGCTCCGATCTGGAGAAAGAGAAGATTTATATATCTCTAGGTTTATGTCAGAACTAAAAAGATTTGCATTAGATCAGAAAATATCAGTACATTTAGTGGCGCATCAGGTTACGCCAACTAAGACTGAAGAGGGTCGTTATATTAAGCCTGACGTCAATAGAATAAAGGGTGGAGGTACATTTGCCGACAAGGCTGACAACGTAATGTTTATATGGCGTCCAGACAGGGCTTTGGATTTTAACTCGACTTTAGTTACCTTTGGTTCACAGAAGATAAAGAAACAGAAATTAGTGGGTACACCACAGGAGTTAACTAACATAACATTTAGTATCAAAGAGCAGAGGTATTATTTTAACGGTAAAACACCATTCACAAAAGTAGATGAAATCCGTACAGGACATACAAATAACGTTACCGATCTGGATAAAATCTGGTAAGAAGAAGAGGTATCTTAATCTTAACCAGTACCGTAACTGGCACTATCAGGTAAGTAACAACATAAAGAAGAAGTTCAAAGAGCAAGTCGGGGGAAACCTCGACTTTTCTATTTTAGGACAGGTAGAGATAGATTACGTCTACTATGCGCCAGATAAAAGAAAGAGAGATTTAATGAATGTTATAGCTGTAGCTGATAAGTTCTTTCAGGATGCTCTAGTGGAGACTGGATGCATTGAGACTGACGATACAGATACGGTTGTGAAGATTACTTCTTTATTCGGAGGTATTGATAAAGAGGACGCTAGGATTGTAGCAACAATAAAACAATATAAAATAACATAAGATGCACGTACAAATTTTTCCTATTTACGGATTTACATTTGGAGTTAATTATTGGGACACACATATGCTTCCTGAAGATGAGCCTCACCCAGAAGATTTATCACCAGAATATATGATACAGATTTTTATCGGTGTATTCGGAATATCATTTCATTGGTGGAACGATTAATTGATAGACTTGCTGATAAGCATTCGGATTGGATTCATATGGCTATGTCCTTTGGATGCAATGAAGAAGAGGCTAACGAGATAGTACAGTCAATGTATGTTCGATTAGTTAAATACATAGATGATCCAGAAAGGATTATGTATAATGATAAGGAGCTTAATAGCTTCTATGTATATGTTACCCTTAGGAATTTATTCCTATCTAAAGTACATAAGTGGAAGATAGATGGAGATTTCAGCGAAAGTAATGTATCGCCAGACAGTCTATTTGATGTATATGAGTATGAGGATAGTTTTGAGAATCTAGTTGGTGGCATAGAAGAAATGGTAAATAGTTGGTACTGGTATGATAAGAAGTTGTGGGAAATACATTTTAAGAAGCAACTTAGTATGAGAGCAATATCCTCTGTGACCAGAATAAGTTTGAGTTCTATATTTGGAACTTTAAAGAATGGAAAGATAAAAGTAAGAAGAGCTTTTGAGAAAGAGTGGAAAGAGTACTTAGAAGCTAAGAATAATAAATATACAAAATAGTATGGAAGAATTTAAAGGCGATAAACGCACCAAAGCCTATCGAGATTGGAAGGCTAAACAAGAAAAAGAGAGTAAGGGTCTAGGTGATACCGTTGAGAAGGTGTTAGAAAAGACTGGAGTAGCGAAAGTAGCTAAGTTCATTATAGGCGAAGATTGCAACTGTGATAGTCGTAAGGAACTTTTAAACCGTATGTTTCCTTATGAGAAACCGAATTGCTTAACCGAAGATGAGTACAATTATCTTGCTGATTGGTTCGGACAAAGACGGTCTACAGTTACTAGAGACCAACAGAATAGTCTTGTTAATATATATAATAGAGTATTTAATGATAATGTAGAGGGAACAAGTTGCGCTCCCTGTTTTGTTAACAGCGTTCTTAAAAAGTTAGAGAAGGTGTATAGAAAGTATAAATGAAAAACTGGGAAGAGAAAGATTTGTTTAATTACCTAAAGGAGAACTACTATCCAGACTTAGTTAAGGCTAGTGATCCTACCAGTAGGTGGGATTGTTATTCAGCTGCAGCTAATCATAGAATAGAGCTTAAATGCCGTACATCTCATTATGATAAGTTGATGATTGAGGAAAAGAAACATAAAGCTATGGTAGGCAAATGTAGTGGTACTTTCGAGATACCTATGTATATAAATTCTACACCAGAGGGAGTGTTTAGATTTAACCTAAAACAATTTAAACCTAGATGGGAATCTATGAGACTAAGAAAAACGACTCACTTCTCTGACGCCAATAGGGTGGAAAAGAGGGTTGGGTTTTTATCAGTAACTAAAGCAGAAAAATTATGAGTGATTCAGTAACAAAGTATTTTGAGAATGCCTCATCTACTTCTCCAATTCAAACGGAGCGAGTGGATAGCATAGTCGAGAATGTTGTCCGAAAGTACAACAACAGAAGTAAGGTTGGTATAAATAAATACGGAACGACCTTAGAAGAGTCTAAAGAAGATACAATAGCGTTTATCAGACACCTACAGGAGGAGATGATGGATGCTACATTATATTGCGAGAAACTACTAAAACTAATAAATAATGCCAATTAAGATGCAACCTAAGAAGTACGAGGAACAGAAAGAATTTAACCGCAGATGTATGAACAATGCTAAGATGATAAGCGAGTTTCCAGATAGGGATCAACGCTTTGCAGTATGTCAAACTATGTGGAAAAGTAACTTCGATCCGAAAAAATAATTTGGTGGTATCAAAATTTTGTTTATCTTTGATGCAAAGGAAAACATTATGAAGATATTAACAACAATTCTAAAACCGTTTAAGTTAGCAATGGCACTAATACTGCTTTTGTTCTTCTACATCATAGAGACTGTACTATTAGTACTATATGTCTCTGTTGAGTACCCATTATCATTCTTACTGAACAAGACCGAACGAATAATTAAGTACTTAATAAAAAACTTTTGATATGGGAGCAACTAAAAGAGAATTTGAGAAAATACAGTTCGAAGACCTTCTAGGAGAAGAGGCTAGAATTTACCATCATTGGATGGAGCAAGAAGAGTATAACAGGTACTTGCCTAAATATGTAGAGCAGTACTCTAATTACAAATAGATTATGATATTTACTTTAGATGGTAAGGCTTGGCGAGAAAGTGAACTTCTGGAAAAGATGAAGGACGACTCATTCTACTTTGGTTATATGGGTGAGAATAGTCTATCATCCTCTTCAATAAAACTTTTGTCGAAAGACCCAATAAAGTATATCGATAGTATTGGTGGTGATAGCGGACATAAGTCAGCATTTGACTTTGGTTCGTTATTCCATTGGTACGTACTAGAGCCAGAGGTGTATGCTAAACAGGTGTTTGTTGATGTGGAAAAAAGAGCTGGTAAGGTTTGGAAAGAAGCATTAGCAGAGAACGATAGAGTCTTTCTTCAGAAGGATAAAGAGAAGGTAGAAGAGTTAGCAGAAACATTTCTATCTTGTTCTAAGATTGGCGATATACTAGAAAAGTCTACACCTGAAGTACCTGCTGTAGGTTACATAGATGGCTTATGCTTTCGGGCTAAGGCAGACATACTAGGTGACGGTTATATTGCAGATTTAAAGACCTGTCAGAACCTTAAATGGTTTAAGAGTGATGCTCGTAAATTTGGTTATGCAGCACAGGTTTATATATACTGTAGCCTGTTTGACGTCACATATGACAATTTTGTGTTTATTGCTATAGATAAATCTACAGGTGAGTTTGGATTCTTTAGTGTGTCTGAACAATTCTACTTATCTGGTAAAGAAATTGTAGAGCAAGGTATACATAACTATAAGAGGATCGCCAATGGTGAGACTGACTTTGAGCCATTCTACATAGAGGATATATTATGATATATACTGACAAAGATGAATGCTACAAAGATATACTTATATCACTCACAACTGGTGTATTAGCTGAAGAGGATTTAAGTGTACTAAGAAAATACTATGAGGAAATAGAACATTACGAATGCTGTCAAGGGATAGCAGAGGCTTATAAAGATTATAAAAAATTACTATATGTTAGCGAAGGAGATACGGAATAGAATAGAGGAAGAGTTACAAATAAATTTAGATGAGAGAACGTCTAAAGGGAAACACATAAGAAGTAGAGAATACGTTTATGCTAGGGCTTTATATTATGGGATATGCAGGGAGGTTACTCCACTTAGTCTTTGTGCTATAGGCGAGACGTTAGAACAGGATCACGGAACTGTTTTGCATTCCTTAAGGAAAGTATTTAGCAATTTAGATTCTTGGAACGAGAAGTTTTACATAAGGGTTTATAATAAAATATTAAGCGAAGTAACTCCTATAAAGGAAAATATACAAAAGGAAAAGGTTAAGAACCGTAGTTATCTTGATCTGCTTATTAAGAATGCTTCCCTACAGTCGGATTTAGACAAACTTAAATATGAGGTTGAAAATTCTGGCGAATACAGAGAGAAATATATTAAGGCAAATGTTAGGTTGCAACACCTAAAAGGTTTGATCTTAAAAAGAAATAGTCTTGCTTGTGCTAAGACTTTTATAGCTGAATTAGAACAATTAGAACAGTAGATATGTTTTATATAATAGGAGCTGGTATACTGATAATGATGTTAATCTTTGAAGAATAGTATATGGAAGAAGATAAACCAAAGAAGGTAGACGGTAGAAGAAATAATGGTGCGGTGAAAGGTGTCTCCAGAGGACAGGGTAGACCTAGAAAGGTAGCTGATAAGGATATGAACAGGCTTACCCTTTCCGCACTAAAGAAGACGTTTGGTAGTGAAGAGAAGATGTGGATCGAAGTAGCTAAATTAGCTAAGGGAGGTTCAGCAAAGCATTGGGATTATCTAATGAACTATAGATATGGTAAGCCGAAAGAGATGCAACAAATAGATGTTAATACTAAGGTGAATATACCTGTGATTGATTTCGCCCAACCTAAAACTATAGATATAACCCATAAAGAAGTTAAAGATGA